ATGATAGATCCTTTTTGACCTTCATTTAAACCTTCCCAGATAGGACGGAATTGCTCTGGCATTTCATCGATGAATTTTAAACCTGTAGAGTTTTCGTTTACTTCAACTTCTTGAGATTCATTCGTCGCCTTTTGTGTCCCGGCATTTGCTGAAATTTTAGATTCAGCTTCTTTTATCAAACTTTCAGTCTTCTGTGTATTAACTGATTCGATTAGCTTGTCAATTTTAAATCCAAGATCTTCGTAGTTACCTGCAAATCCTGATTCGTTTAAATCAGCACCAGCTGCAAGTTCAACTTGATCTTTTGCTTGCTCGTTTAGAGCAACTTCACCTTCTGTTGCAACAGATTCTGCGATATACTCAGAATATTTGATAGAAGAATCTAATTTTTCTGCCAAATACTCAGAATATGCTAAACCTTTGTTCAAATTCTCTGCAATGTATTCGCTATAAGAAATACCTTTGTTCAAATTCTCTGCAACATATTCAGTGTAAGAAATACCTTGGTTTACTTTCTCTGCAAGATACTCAGAGTAAGCAATACCCTTATCAACGTTCTCAGCCAAATACTCTGAATAAGAAATTGATTGGTCTAGGTTTTCTGCAACATACTCAGAATAAGAGATGTTGTTATCCAATTTTTCAGCAAGATATTTGCTGTATTCGATGTTTTTATCCACGTTTTCTGCAACATACTCTGCGTAGCTAATAGACTTATCTACGTTTTCTGCCAAATATTTTTGGTAATCAATAGACTTGTCCAAATTTTCAGCCAGATACTTAGCATAAGCGATGCTATCATCAAGATTTTTGCCCAAATATTCGCCATACTTAATAGCGTTATCTAGACTTTCTGCCAAGTATTCGCAATACTTTTCCAATTTAGCAACACGTCCGTGTACTTCTGTGTCATGATTTGATTCCGTAACTACTGCTGGAGCTGGTTGAGCTGTAGATCTCAATTCGGAAATTTCATTCCTCATCGCTTTCATTTGCTCTTTCAGATAAACTGAATATTTGTTAAGCTCTTCTGCAGTAACGAATTCCTTGTTGTTATCCATTTTTGCTGTTTTTATTTTGTCTTGTGCGATTAACTTTGAAAACTCTTCGTTGTTTTCTACACTATATATCTTCGTATCTGAATCATTTCCTAATCCAAAGTTCTCGTTAATTAGATGTAGGTTATCAATTACGCTTGATCTCTTCAAATTTTGGAATTCATCATAGCTATATCCAGCACTTTCGTAAACTCTTTCTAGCTGTGCATTTTTGAATCCAGGATCAGCAACAAGGTCATAAGTAAATATTTTCTTGATCTGAACTTTCTTATCAGGACCAACGTTACCAGCTGCTCTAGATGAAATAGAAATAGGAATTCCTGCTTCAACTAAGCTTTTAGCTATTTTACCTGCTGGTGTATCAAGCAATCTTACTTTGATGTTAAGTTTTCTTTTATCCTTGTCGTAATCCAAAGATTCGATTACGTGAGAGATGTTCTTTAAGGACACGTCAAACTTTTCTGGGTGATCAAGTTCACCTACTAGTCTTTTTTGCTTGATTTTCTCTTGCAAATAATCTAGGTGTGGCAAGTACTCAGACTCTTCATAGATTCTATGATTACTGTTCTCTTCTCCAAAGACAGCTGCAGTTCCAGCAAGGACTACGTCATCAGAAGATCCTTTTTTGGCTTCTAGTACAGAATCCTGTTTTTCAAGGATGAATACTAATTGTTCGTTTAGACTGTTGTTATTCACTACAAACACTTATTTTGATGTTCAACTATATATCAAATCAGATTCAGAATTTTTATTGATTCTTCACCCGATCTTTCATTCTGTTGAAAATAGAGAGGGCTAAGTCGTATTTATTACCGTCTGCAGGTGTGAATTTAAGTTTTTCACCGTCCGGAATAAGTGTTCCACCTTCACCTTTTTCTCTAAGTTTAATCATGCGAGGCTTATTATCCTCGACGTTACCTTTCACTTTTATAACATCTAACTCATTCCATTTACCTATTCCTAACTCATCTCTTTCCTCTTCAGTGGTAAGAGATTTAAGAAGATTAAATCCACCTCTCTTAATATCTTTAACCTTTTCTTTATCTTCTTTGTATTTGAATTTAACCTCATCCTCTGGTACCACTATGGTAGAAGTTACTTCCTCAACCTCCGGGGTATCATCAAAAGAAGGTGCTGCCTGTACTTCAACTTCGTCTTGCTCAATCTCTGCTTTTTGAACAGCAGGTATTATTGGGGCAAATCCCATTCTTGTGTCTTCCAAAGAAATCTCATCAGATGCTACATCTATTTCAGATCCTTCGCTAGCATTGTATGTGGAAGGCTCTGCTGGAATAACAAAGTACTCAAATTTAGGGGTTTCGGTTTTAGCGTTTTCGTCAGCGTTATTGATTTCAACGACTCTATAGATTGCAACATTCTCTGGAGTCAATTCGATATCCATTGATTCCTTTTCTTCTGTAGCTTCAAAGATCGGATTATTGAATTCGTTAAAGGAAAGAACTTTACCAGAATATTTGAGGGAATCGGATACCTCCTCCTCTGTTTCTTCACCGCTTTCATCACTATCGATTTCAGGCGATGTTTCATCGAAAGCTTTACCAACCATTTTATTAAGTCCAGAATCTGGATTTTGCAGATCAACAAAATCGGGATCAACCAATGTTCCCTTAACATTAACCCTAGTGGTTTCAGTTAGGAAATTGAATTTAAAATCTGCAGGAGCTCCCGGATCTATATTTACAAGTGTTGCAGATGCTCCATCATACGATGACAAGAATTCACCCCATGGACAAGTTCCGTGGAAGAACATGGACATAGCTGACTCTTTTGCATTCTGTACACCAACTACTTTAAAGCTAAGATCGTCGTTATCTAGAACACCGGTTTCAAACTTCGAAGATTCAGGGAAAAGTATAAATGTTACATCGTTCTTTGCAAACTCAGTGCCCATTCCCTTAGATCCGATGTTAAGCAGTATAAAGAGAGATGATCCAGAGAAATTTCCAACTTTTGCAAGATCCATTGTTGTTCTGGTATCGTCAGCAGACATAGGAAGGAATCCCACCCAAGAATTAGAATTAGATCCCTCTTGTGTCCAGCACACGGTAATAATCTCGCCTGGTGCTATTTTACCTGGTTCGAATACGTCTTTTGCAAAAGTATCGACCTCACCAAATCTTGGTGCTTGATTTCCAGAAAACCAGTTATATGTTTGCTGTGCTACGTCTCCTATTGCTATTACCCATCCAACAACAGGAATAGCCTCACCTAATGTTTTTGGCAATGCTTTAGATGCACTTTTACCAAATCCTCTAGCAAATGCACTAACACCTCTAGACACAGCTTTAGAAGTTCCTGCGCCAGCTGCCTTAGAAAATTTAAATGCCTGTCTAGCCCATTTACCTCCTGTGCCAACCCCTTTAACTAATCCTCCTATTAATTTTCCAGTGTTCTTTAGTCCTTTGAAAGCAGAGCTTGCTCCGGTTTTTAGGAAATTTTTAACATTGATTAGTTTTCTAATAGATTTTGTTTTACCCCCTAGTTTTGCAACCCTAGAATTTAGTTTTACAAGATTTATAAGGCCTCCAACAGATTTGATCGCAATATAGCCACCAAATATTGTAGCAGCCCCAACTGAAGCTATCTTAGCCCATTTTAGGGTTTGCTCATATATTTGTTGGAGTAATGTTCCGTCATCAACCTTTATACCTATAGGTTGTATCTCGGTTAGTTCGTAAATAGAGAATTGTCCGGTTGAAGCATACTTCTTAGATATCTTATAGGCCATCTCTGAATTGGAGATATCTGATCCATCAGATCCAGTATGTGAAAGGAACCAAGCTAGTTCCTCACCGTCCTTAACAGTACCAAAATCAACGCTAAGATCTATCTTTCCCGCTTTAGAAAGATTTTCCTTAGCTTGGATAAATTTTAGCATAGCAGTTGTCTGCTCTGGCGTAGATTCGGTAGAATCATCCGCTTCGTATATTCCTTCAGACTCAAGTAGTTTTTTGAAATCGGAATAATTAGAAAGTCTTCTAAAATCGGAATGGTGCGGATAATCCTCAAAATTTTCGGATTCAGCTTGCCAAGATCTTGGATTTGCTTTAAGCCATTCCTGCCATTCTGATGTTTTAGCCCACCATTGAAAATCATTTAGCTCGACGTCCTGTCCGCCTTTAATAGCGTTTAATGGAACCTGTATTAACGGGAGTGCTTGCCCCTCTGTTATGCTGCCCTTCGATGGGAATAATAATATCATCTTATTCTGAATAAATTTTATCGTAAGCCTGACTGATAGTATCAATCAATTTCTCTATATATCCCTCATTCCTAAGCTTCTTAAAAGCAAGATTACCCACAGAGAATTCTCCTTCTTTCTGAAGACCCTCTTTTCTCATTTTCATAATCTTTTCTTTTAATTTACCAGCTTTATCATAAAGCTCTTTGGCATTAGAAGGAGTGGTATTTTGCTTAACCAATTTCTCCTCGAATTTATTTATATCCGATGCTATTCCTTCGTACTTTTTATCTACGTCTGCAGGATCAACGGATGGTGGATCGAATGTTGGCTTTTTAATCCATTCATCGTCCATTAGTGAATAAAGTCCGCTTGCTACATGAGGCTCCTCAGAATCCTGCATATAGGTTTCAACCTCATGACCTCTGATTCTGATGTCGTGTCTCAGATTCCAAATGAATCTAATCCCGTCTATTGCACTTTTTAAAACCTTCTTGGGTGCGTCTATTTTATCAAAGTCGACCAAGACATGCACATCGAGATCTGAATACTTCGTATAGTTGTAATTGGACAAAGAACCCGTTAATTGTATATCTACAATCTTAGGCTTGCCAATCGTATCTTCAAATTTTGAATAAAAATCTTTAGCTATGATTAATAGCTTCTTGCGGACATTTCTATCTAAAACCCATTCGGTTTCACCCTTTTGGTTTTTCTTCTTGGTCCAGAATTTGGGGTTTAATTCGTCGTTGTAAAACTCGGAAATTCTTCCCTCGCTAATAAATTCATTGTATCTGTACAGCACTCTCTTGGATTATTTGAGTGCTATATATCTAAAAAAGATTACACTGAAACAGTCTCTACAACTTCCATGACCGCTCTAACGTCAGCCTCGCAGTAAGTAACAATATCAGATATTCTCCCATTATAGAAGAATTCGCTAACCTGGGATCCGTCCATAATTGATTTAGGAGACTGTATACCCAGACTATGAGTTAATAGATCAAGGCTAAGAGATTTTTGATTAGTCCAACTACCGAATGAAAATAATTCAGAGGTATCCACAAAATTAATCTCCCACGGTTTTTTGTTAACAACATTGATCATGGCTGGCGGCATTATACCGTTATATAGCATCCGTTTGCCTATGCAAGGTACATCAAAAGCTTTGATGTTATGTCCACAGAGGGAATATCCGGTTGCGTGTGAATTATGCATCACCTTTTTAGTCTTTTCTAAAATATCCGATTCCTCACCATGAAAAGACACTAATCTCTTCCCTCCCTCGTAGTCCTGATGGTATGTTCCAAAGCTAACACAGATTATTCTGCAAAATTCTGGTTCTAATCCTGCTTTATCTCTATACGTTACCGAGGGATCGCTCTCATAATACTCTGAGTAATTTCCAGAATAATATCTGTGTCTTTTTTCCCATAACAGGGCAAGCTTAGGATCTTCTTCTTGAAGTGTTTTAAAATCAGGCTGTCCGCTCGCAGTTTCTACGTCTATAAACAGATATTTTTGTATATGTGATTTATTAATCATTCTTTTTCCATTTAGGGTTAAACCAAAATCTTCTATCGTTACTATCTAGCATATTTTCAAATTTCTTATTCTTATAAGCTATCATCCACTCGTCCCACTCTAGCTTTTTAAGAGGTTTTTCATCATTTGGATTTTTCCATGTGTAAAGCTGGCCACCGCCCAGCTCATAAGCGTCCCATGGCAGCTGATGGCATAGCTCAAATAATTTTTCTCCATAATCAGAGATAATAACAGACCTAGCGGACTTGAATGGATCGGTATCTAATCTTTCGCAAAGTTCCGCTCTTAGATAATTACCAAATCCATTTACCCATTTCTGATTCATAAGCCATTCATACAACGGTTTATTAAAATCCCGATGAGCTATATTATTTTTGATATTCTTAACAAAATCTTCAAATTCTGTGGTTGGGTCTGGACCTCTTTCCGGATTCCATCCTCCTATCTTCCATCTACCGAACCTTCTTACATCAACGAAATCCAGTTCATATAAATTATCCCTATTGATAAATGAATAGTGTGTATGCTTAGGTCTTTCTGATGGCGTGCAAAATTGAAAATTACCACCCATTCCCATTGTAAATAAAAGGTCTATGCTCTTCGAATTTGTAGATCTTAGTGTGAGCTTTAGCTCCTTGCCTCTACTCTGTGCAGAGATCGAAAAATCGTCTTTGACTCCTAAAACCTGGTATATTCCGGAGATAATAAGTCCTTTGTGTGCTGGGTTTTTCCACGAGTCAAAAAATAATTTGTCCCTGCACGAGGAGTTTACAAAGTCTGCAGTTAATTTAAGTTCGGCTAATTCTGGCATATCCCGCTAGATTAAAGAAACAAAGCGGGATAAAAAATTGTCTACTTTTCTTCCTTAGGTATAACTATAGGAGGGAGAGATCTCCAGTTGTTGTAATAATCGATGCATGCTTCTACTCCAGATGAAGTTTGAATCAATGCATCAAACTCAACTCCATAGCTTGGTATTCTATGCTTTAATACATCTACCGTTGCTATTGGCGATTTGTATTTGCTGTGTAAAAATTCAGTTGGTTCTGCATGTATAAATATCGGCTTTCTTCCCTCGCCCCAGGTAGAGTAGCAAAGCATAAAAGCTTCCCTCATAGAAAGTCCACCATTGTGTGCTAGCTGAGAGAGGGTTCTGAAACTAACCGGTATTTTGTTCTGGAAAAATATACCAGCAAGAATATCAGTGACTGAGAAAAGACTTGGTTCCTCGTCGTTAACAATAGCTAGTCTATCTAGTGCAGATTTATTCACTTTGCTTATTTCAGAGTTAAATAGAGCTATTGAATTTTTTCTATTTCCATAAGCACTCCCAACTCTTATCAGGATATCCCCTTGCTGTGGAGAAAATATGTCCATCAATATACCGAGTGAATTCAGGATATCTACGCAGGATTCTCTCTTTGCTTCTATGCTATGAACAAGCATATATCCTCTTAGCAAGCAAAAGACCAATCTAATCTGGTGGTAGCTTACAAGATTCGTAATAGTTTGTATTCTGTGCTTAACTAGAGCATCTCTGGAATCCAAAAGATCCTCGAGTAATGAATCTAAATCAGGGATGTTAAGATTTAGTGAAACAATCTTAATGTTATTAGAAACTGAATTATGGATTTGGTATTCAAGTCTTTCCAAAAAATCGGAAGGATTCTCTATATTCCACCCAGAAGAATCTGTATCTGTGTTTAGCCAACCAATTCTAGGTTGTATTTGGGTCACAATAGGTTTCATCATATCATTTAAGATACGATAGTTTATAAAGTTTCTTAAGGAGCAATTCTTTCAATGCCTAGCTCAACGTCATTGTAAACAGTATTAGAATTATATGTGCCACCTGGTAATTTAGCTACACTATACTTATTCAATATCTCTTTATGTCCATGATCGCCCATATCTGCAAAAACAACTGTTACTGGATTAAGCTCCATTACTTTCTTTTCATCAGATCCTATAGACTGAACCATGACAAAATATCTATATGATTTGCCATCAGCAGCTTTGTCCACCTTTACGACCATTCCGCCTACCTTTTTCTTGCTATCTATCGGCTGGCCAATTACTATGTCTCCAACTTGATATTCGCATCCTGGTATAGTTCTAGGAACATTAGGGTCAGGTCCAACCGAAACGGATAGATCCTTAAAGGGTTTATAGCTAACCCTAAAAACACCATTTGCCCCACCGTATCCAGGGGAATCCCCGAAAACTCCAGGGTCAAAAAATTCGTTAATTGTTTTAATGTATCTAAGTTTCACGACATACTATTTATCTTTATGTGCGTCGTGATTTTTGTCCTTAGATTTATGTGAGATAACAGCCTTCAATTTATTGGCTAATTCATAGTCTTCATTACCTATTGCTTCTTCCAGCATGATATCTAAACTTTTAAAGTTCGGATTCATATCAACCTCGAATCTTTCGCTAGAATAATCCAGGATAGAGATTCTCTGAGGGCTTAGTATAACTTGTAGCTTTGTTGGAAACCATGTTTCGACATCGTTGAATTCATCATGATCTTCCTGATCATTCTCATCATCTTCAAATTCATCATCGCCCATGTCCATAAATTCCTCCTCGTCTGCATTATACCAATTGATAAGCCAAAGCCCATAGTTTAGTTCACCGCTTCCTCTCTCAATAACAAAATTAAGAACTGCTTTCAGTTCCTGCTTTATATCTTTGACAGTTAAGTCTTCTGAGTATGGCTTACGCTTAACCCCAGGTATTATAGTTGCTTCGCAGCCAACCCCTTTATTAAATGATTTATGCACGAGCAATATAGAATCCCAATCCAGATTCTTAATAACCCCGTTTACCAGATGCGTGTACTTATGAGCCATAGCTTAATATTTATCCCTTCTACGTTCTAACCTTAATTTGCTGATCAATACTTTTGATCCATTTGTTGTACTTCTCAGGGTAAAATTGTTTCAATTCACTAAGTTCTCTTTTGGAAATAGCCATCTTTTCTCTGACAAATTTTTCGGCATCCTCATAAACTGCTTCTTTTAAGGCTTTTTCTTTCTTTAGGGTTTTTGTGAAAATCCAATCAGGATTTCTTGTGTAATTGTGGCTAAGCGTATTGTACCACCAATTAACAACTGGTATAGGATTTATTTTTGTTTTATTAAACTGATTCGCCCACACCGGAAATTTTATGCTCATGATTCGATTAATCATGAAAAAATTCCTGGATTTTTCATTGTTTGTAACCTTAGACCAATTGTTATTCTTAGCCGTAATTAATTTTACTATATCAAATAATTCCATTATAATCCAAAAGGGTCAAATTTCTTTGGTACATATCCTTCGGTTACCCATTCGGTTCCCTCCAGCAATTTTATTCTATCCGCTGTTATTGATTTTCTTGGTAGGGAATCTCCTCTGGTAATATCCGTTTGGATATCATATACAAGATCCTGGGGATAAACCGTTTTATCAAGCCATACTAATTTTTTATTTCTCTCCAGGTTTTCCAATACCCTATTCCTATTATCCATGCTATCTATATCTCCAATTAGCCTAAGTAGATACCCAGCTAGATAATGGGTAAATTCGGGATCCTCTAAAAGCTCTCTTGTTGTTACCCCTCTCCATTTAGATTCGTTGATGTATTCGAGCACTGCCTCCACCTTTTTCGGTGTTATACCATGATTCCGTCCATTCTTCTCTATGACCCAAACAGAAGGTACAGCATCACCCTTATCCCCGCTCAGTATCTTTTCTATTGAAACTACTCGAGAATAGATTTCCTCTACCTTTACCTTAGATGCAAATTCCTTTAATTTTTCTTTAGAAGGATCTAAAGAACTACCGAGATCAAAAATAGAAACCTCCTGTTTGGTCTCTAAATGTTCCTTCCATAGCTGAGGAACGTATAAAACGCTATTTTTGGAATTGTTATTCCACACTGCAGTCCATGATCCATTTTTAGTGTTCTTAACTAGCTGATGAAGATCCTTATCTGCAGAAACAACTATACAATTTTCTCCTTTGGTATTGAAGTGTCTAGACCAGAAATAAAGAAGGTCGTCACCCTCCGCTCCATTTACCTTGGAAAATATAAATCCCATTTTCTCAAGATGCTCAGCGAAAGAAGTCATCATCTGGAAAAAGATTGACCAATCTACGGTTTCGTCCTTAACCCTGTTACTTTTATAGCCTCCTCCGACTATTTCAATATCCTTCCTCCACGATCTGCTATCAACACACATAACTACCTTCCCACCTGATGGCAAAGATTTTAGTGATGCACATAGGTCTGTGCTAACTTTTCTAATAAAAGCGGCTCTTTCGTCTAGTGTTGAAAATACCTCAGAAGGATCTACACTACCGTATCCTGCGAAAACGCCTAGCGTTTTATGAAATAAATAATTCGAATCAAATAATAAATTTACCATATCTTATTTGGATTTTAAAAGAGAGTAAAAAGTCTCTATTGTAAATGATGGGTCTGTAATCTTTAGATCAAAGTCCGTGAAGTTTTCGAAATCTAAAAAATCCGCCTTTAACCTTCTTTCGGTCTGATCAGAATCTCTCCTGGTAGACATTCTTTGTCTTCTGGTCTCCTCGTCTATGTCTATATAAATAACAGCCGAGCTTTTTCTGTCTTCGTTGGTTAATGCTGAAACACCCTTTGGTGTCATAATTAAAAGATCCCCTTTTTTAAATTGCTCCCTGGATATTCCATAATACCAGGTGTTGAATATAACATTTTCGTATAGGTAACCTTTTTCTATCATTTCCAGAAAGGTGGTTTCTGAAACGAAGAAATAATCCTTTCCTTCCTGTTCACCCTCCCTAATTGGTCTTGTGGTATGGCTGACACAATAATTTAGCCCTTCATCCTCTAAAATTTTCCTGAGATGATCCTTTCCAGATCCGCCCTTTCCTACCAGTATTATTCTTTTGATACTAGCTTCAACCCCTAGTACTACGTAATCAATCATTATCCTCTACATCCTCCTCTTCGTCAGGCTCCATAGATATCTCATCATCCGCAGTGTCCGGCATATCTTCATTCTCTAGTACTTCAAATCTCAGCAATGCTTTATCGAGATTACGAAAAGTCCAAGCCCATTTACCAAAATCCTCATTACCAGGGAATATCTCTTTCTCAGGTAAAAGCTGGCCAAATACTACTTTCTCCTTATCGATCTTAATCCTAAAAACCTCATAAGCAATGGGGTTTGGTGATTCATCGCAGGTTTGTTCATAGATAGCGGATTTGTTTCCTTTTTTTATCTGCTTGTAGTAATAGCCGTTTTTGGTTAATGTAACTGGTAGTAATTGCATTTTTATACGAATAATTTTTGGATGCTAAAAATAAGTGAAAGAAGACTTACAACAGGATCGATTACCTGACTCCTTTGCGCCTGGTGGTTTGCTGTTTCAACTATAATTGCAGGTACGAATTTAGCTTTATCTGGGTGTTTCTTAATTAGCCAATCTATAAATTCACTTCCGATAGCGCTCATAACATCATCAACCTTGGTTGAAAAGTTACCAACAACATATTGATAATTTTTAACAGGGTCATGAGAGGTTGCTAGCATTTCGTAAAGATCTATGTACGACCAACCGGAATCTTTAATTTTTTCAAGATCTAGAACGGTTATTCCAGATATCTGTAAACTCTGTATTTTATTAAGTGCCGATCTTAAATCTGGGAAGTATAACCTTGCAAATTCTTCCAAACTTGGCTCGTCAATAGAAATTCCAAGTTTATTAAGAATGAGATTGATTCTTTTCTTCCATTCGTCCTTCATGTATTCCTCCTCAGGTGTATTGATCGGATCAAAATTGATCACTTCAAATCTGGATTGGATTGCTTCAGGAACTTTATTTATCCAATTGCAGGTTGCAATGAATCTTGTTGTGTGTGCAAATTTTTCTATGGTACCTCTAAGTGCTTTATAGAATTGGTCGGATGCACCATCAAACTCATCCAGAACAACTATCTTAATAGCATTTTTCCCTCCGATGATAGAAGCCATCATGCAGAAATCATTGATCTTATCTCTAACCGTATCAACAGATGATTCATCAGATACGTTTATGAACATTGTAGGGTGATCCTTAGAAAGGATTTTTGCGGTAGAAGTTTTGCCACATCCTGGTGATCCTGTCAACAAAACATTCTGCTGCACTCCTGAAGAAAATTGGTTTCTAATCCTTTCAGGAAGGATCATGTGTCTTAACTCTTTAGGTCTTAATTTTTCTGTTAATAATTCTTGAACCATATCTTATATTATAGGATAAAAAAGCTGTTTAATTTCATTTAAAAAGAATACTCATATCATCTGCTTCTGATTTATCGTGTCTTAATTCAATAAATCTAGGAAGGAATAAACTTCTATTACCAAATTTATCCGTGATGGTAACATTATAGTTTACAGCTATTATTCTTCCTTTTAACGAATCGGGATCAGCACTAAGCTCTGCAAGATCATGATCGGTAAATCCTGATCCTATTTTAACATGTAATGTTTCGGAAGAATCAGTGCAGATAAATCCACCTATAAATCCTTCTCTTTTACCTTCACCTGGGTACCAACCGGTTATTTTAAGGTCGCATTCATTAACCTCCTTTATCTTTACCCAGTTCTTACTTCTTTTACACTCGTAAAGGTGATCATTTTTAACAATTACACCCTCACCTCCCTGGGATACTATCCTTTTGTACATTTCGAGTATTTCCTCTTTGGTTTTAACCTTGTACATGGTCCCAAGTCTGAGAGATGAATTTTCGGTGCATTCAGATAGAACACCTTCTAGTGTATCTCTCCTAATTGAGTATGGTATACTTCCCTTTCCCTTCACCAATGTATCTGCTTCCTCCAAATCGAAGATATTAAAAAGAAAGCTACTGTCTATGTCTGACTTTGCAGTACCCTTCAATATTTGATTAACTTTACCTGAAACCGATTTTCTATCCAAGTCGGTGAGCTCTCCATCAAAAAACCATTCGCCAAGTAAACCAGAATTAGCAAAAACCTTTTTAATTTCAGAAGATATTTTGGAAAGGCATTTTGAATCAAGCTCGTTGAATGCTCTTGTGAAAAAGGTAACGTCGTTACCGCTATTTTTAACTAGAGCAATAACTCTAACTCCGTCATACTTCTCTTCACAGTATATGTCAGACCAGTCACTGATTTCCGACTCATTGTCGGTTGCCAACATGAGGGAAGGGTCAGGGATTAACTCCTTACCCATTGCTTTATTAATTGTTTTAGCTCCTATACCAATATTCATTCTTTTGGTCAGAACTTTCATAAGCATTTGTCTGATCTGTCTATCAGTATCCGGATCCTCATCCATTTTCATGTTAATGAAAGACTCCGCTCTTTCTCTTAAAGAGTCGTTAGCTGCAGGTGCTGATTTTAATGTTTCAACAAGTTCTACAAGATCAGACCAATCTAGATTTTTTTCTTCTGAGGTTTCAGAAAATTCCAACTTGTTCAATTTAGTTGTAACAAATGGATTGTAGCAAACATCCAGAAAGTACTCCAGCTTTTCACTGCAATTAGCAGAAATAAGAATCTGTTTACCTTTAACTGATCCTTCACCCGTTAAAGATTCTAGGTCGAGAAATAATTGTAATTCGCGTTTCATATTTTTATCATGTAAAAATAATGAATTAACGCGTTTTGAAAAAAGGATAGAATACTAAATCTATTCAGGAGATCCTTCAGCTTTTTCAGCTTTTGCTTTCTTCTTAGCTTCTTCCTCTGCTACTATCTTTTCTGCCTTGAGATAATCATTATTCTGCTTATACTCATCAGGAGACAAACCAAGATATCTTCTAACCAAGAAATCCTTACTAAAGTATGATTGCTCTTCCTCTCCAACCTTTTGTTTCAATTCAGCCATACCATTAATAAAGGTGATCCTTTTAGTGAGGTTAGCTAGCTTAACAAAATCCTGAAATTGATTTTCCTTATTGTAAGTTATGCCCAGATTAGATTTAAACTGTCTATCCTTTGCCAATTCAGGATAATCCAATATCATCTGGATATACAAAGGCTTCATCATTATCTCTTGGAACGTAGCTCTGTGTCTGGAAAGGAATTTCTCGTATCTGATTTCGTCTCTTTCTAACTGGTCTATACCTACACTATAATTAGATGCTGGTGCGCCTCTAAATGCAAATCTTGCATAAGGTATTTTGGAATCCATCTTAAGTCTATTATAGAAGTAAGTAACGCTCTCCATTACGTTAAAATCAGGACCACTAGGATTTAAAGAATCGATCTGAGGTGTCTGGCCATTCTTGTCTGGGAAAAGATAATTCTTATAGAACTGGATCTTAGGTCTTCCGTTGATAGTCATTTCTCCTGAGTTGTCATCTATCTCGATTTCCTCTTTATAATTGGACATTAATTGGCCAAGCGTATTTAAAGCCTTTTGCGGGGATTGGTTACCAACCGGTATAATGAACTTCAAACGGTATGATGCATTCATTACGTTCCAGATAATTCTGGTATTCTCCATTATACGCAAAATATTATACGAGCGTATTAATTTTTCAACGTAAGAAACCCTAGAGATCGTATTACCTTTAGCATAGGATATGTAGATAACCTGCTCGTTGGTAAGTACCCTTCTCATATTGTTATCATTAGGGTATTGTACCCAATGTTGCTGGAAGGACCCATCGGCATTCTTTTGCGTTTGTGGTTCTAGAGATGTAGGATCAAGTTCTTTAAATCCAACTATATTTTTAGCTTTATCATCATAGACAATCTCAAAAGCAAGGAATCCTTCAACCAGGAATTGTCTAAAATATTGCCATGCCGTGATTCCGTTCTGAAATCCCAGAAGCATGTATAGTTTTTTGAAATTATCGCTAATAGAATTAAGGACCTTTTCCTTCATTGCTACACCCTCTAAAGTGGGATATGCGATGAAATTTCTATCATCAGAAACTATAGCTTCGTCGCATATAGTATCAAGGATAAATTCTATCTCACCATTAAGAGAAAACTTTCTAAGAAAATTTACCTTACTTCCATAATCCTTATCGAAATAAGCAATATACTTTCTTGTTTTGATGTCCTGGTATCCAACCGTCCATCTGAATGCCTCATTGTCGGTAAATCCTGTATCCTCCTGATTATAGAATTGGGATTCTACCCTTCCGATAGCTTGGGAGTTGTTAATGACCATGTCATCATATTGCATACCGAGTTTTCCAACTCGTGTCAATGTTTGGTATATTCTATTGAATACGCCACCTCTTCCTGTGTTTTGGTCTACAAATCCTGCCATTATTCTGGTGCTGTTTCAGTTGGTGTTGCTGGCTCTGCAGCTGGAGCGGCTGCTGCTTGTGCAGCTGTTGTTTCTGCTCCCTCTTTTTCTAACTTAGCTTTTTCCTTAGCTATTTTTTCCTTGGTGCTTCTATTTTCTTTTAGATCATCCTCAGATAGGCCAAGCATATTCTTCACTAGAAAATCAAGAGAGAAGTAAGGTCTTTCGAAATCATCCAATAGACTAGCCATTGCAACAACTCCATCTTTTTTCTTAGTTATTACTTCTATCTCCTGGTTCAGTCTAAATGGATTTTCAGTTACGTAGCTTATACCAAGCTGACTTTTAAAAGCAAAGTCTTTCTTTAAAGCCGGGTATTTTTCGCACAGTTGAATCCAAAGAGGTTTAACCATCATATCTTGGAAATTAGATCTTAATCGATTGATGAACTTACCAAATCTAATCTCGTCCTTATCTAGTCCTTCTGCTCCATTTACATAAGCTCCCTGTGGGGTAAAATCTGGACCGCTAAATCTCGAAACTGGAACCTTAGATTCCTCTATGAACTTTTCCCAAAAATATTGTAATGGTGTTGTGTCACTTAGATTAGGCCCTGCAATGTTTACTGGTTCAATGGTTGGTGTACCGTTTGTGCCAGAAGGCATCATATAGTTCTTATAGAACTGTATTTTAGGCCTGCCATCTACAAATAGTTCTCCAGAGTCATTGTCAAATCTGATATCCTCCTTATAGATAGACATTAGTTCTCCCAAGGTCTGCATTGCTTTTTGTGGAGATTTAGAACCGATCGGTACAGTCATCTTTAACCTGAAAGATGCATTCATAACAGACCAGATAATTCTGGTATATTCCATTATTCTCAATACGTTATAAGGTCTGATCAATCTCTCAACGTAGCTTATTCTAGAAACTGCGTTTCCTTTAGCATAAGAAATATAAATGATCTGTGAATCGTAGAGTACCCTTCTTTTCTTATCGTCATCTGGATACTGAACCCAGATGTTTAAAAAGGTTCCATCCAATTGCTTTTCTACGCTAGGCTGTAAGGTTGTAGGATCTAATTCTTTAAAACCTATTATTTCCTTTCCCTTATCGTCATAGACCATTTCAAATGCTAGAAATCCTTCTACCAGAAACTGTCTAAATAATTGCCAAGCACTTATATCGTCATTGAAACCCCATACATCATATAGCTTATTGTAAGTAGTATTGATGTCATCCAACAATTGTTTTTTAGCATCAGTAAAATTAAGAAAAGATGGATATGCAAAGAAGTGTTTAGAATCGTAGGTAATTGCCTCATCAGCAACAAGATCCAGTAGATAATCTATCTCTGAATTTAAAGCAAATTTCCTGAGAAATTCTCTTTTACCCTTATAGTCCTTATCGAAATACGAGATGTACTGTTTTGTCTGCGTATCTTGTTTTGCCAAAGCGTAAAGAGTTGTCTCGTCTTCGATTGGATTCTTTTTCAAGAATATCGCTTCTGTTGCTCCGATCGCCTGGGAATTTTTAATCACCAGATCGTTATACCTCATACCAAAAGAGGATAAGCTTTTTACGCTATCCCTAATCCTTTGTATGATCGGTGCTTGTTTTGAATCATCAACGAAACCTGCCATTATAGTTTTAACTTAAATTGTAGACGTAAATGATTTATTTCTTTCGTCCATAGTTACTATATATCAAATTTAAAGTGGACCCTTCAATCTTAGGAAGGTTTAAATAAGGTATCTTAATCCAATCATCCGGACTGATAAATTTAAATCCTGGTATGTATTGGACTTTAAAACCATAATAGGCGGATTCAAATCCACTTCCGTCAAATATTCTTTTCGCTGAATTGTAAGAGAGTTTAGACGAGGTTGATTCTATAGATTCGGTATTTGCTTTACCATCTTTCATATCATATCCTAAAACTTTAGAATATGTGCTAAGCATATTTGCTCTTTCTGAAAATGGGACAAGATTTAAATCTATTCCGAAGATCGTATTGCGTGGGGAATTTGATGGTATCGGTAAAAGTATTAATAAAGGTCTTCTGTCTATAAAATCACCATCGAATTTAGGATCAAACTTAGGTTTATAATCAAATGAATAGATTGATCCTATTTTTAAATTAGGCCAAAAAGAATCAATACCGGATTCAAAATAACTCAGGTTAAATGAGTTGTTGGTTGCAGAAAAACATTCCTGTAGTGTTTTAAAACTATTTCGGTATTTCTGTGCTGAATCATCAAAGGAGCTCATCTATTTTGGAAAAGAAATTTTTCATCAACTACCTTAAACTGGAATCCTCTCCTTTCAGCCCAATCCTTAGCTGCCTGGAATTTACACATATTAGTTATCCAGGTTCTCATTCTATCGTTATGTGCTTTTAGAGATTTTGCAGTAGTTCGTGTTGATTCAAGAACAGGCTTTATCGTTTGTTTTTGAGGTTTTATCTCTAGTATCATTTCCTCTACCTGTCCATCGTGTTTTTCTACCTTGATATAAAAATCGACGTAGTAAGTATGAATCTTTTGATCCAGCTTAGAGTAATAAGGAATCCCGATTGGTTCGGAACTCCATTTTATTATCTTATCATTCGTATCGCAAAAATTGCAGAATCTAGTTTCCCACGAGCTTCTGCAAATAATATTATTTACGTCGCCAATGTACTTATTAGGATTCTTTGGTGAAAATTGACCAGAGATGAATCCACCGCTAGGTTTTACTTTCTTGATTGACATCACACATTGTATGTATTGTCGTCGCCTGTAATGTAACTAAAAGGAATTGTTTTTGGTGAATTTGGCGGATGTATCTTCTTCCATCCTTTTGCAAATCCATTCTTTGCTATCTGTGTGAAGTATGCAAATGGATTGTCTGATTTGCTAGGATCAAATCTGTCCCAGTATTTACAAAGATCCTCTAAAGCAAATGCTATGCAATCGTCCTTATCGTCCTGATCCTTGTAGGCCATTTTTTTAGAGATACCATCCGTCATGAGCATGAACATACCGATAGTTTCCCTGGTAAGTTGCCCATTGGATTTTGATTCTTTTATTGCGCGAAGTAGATCGGCGTTCTTTACGTATATTTTAGCCATTGCTTTCTTTTTTTAAACAGAATTGTCCGGCTTTATGAAAAACCGGACAATTCATTATAGTCTATAATATTTTCTAAGTTTCAAGCCTTCATATCCTCTTTTCCCGTTGAGGATAAAATAGGTTTTCCGTCTGGTGCTTTTGCAAATTTTCCGATCGTTGGATCTACGAAAGCCTCACCCGGCTTGTTCTGATCTGGACCCGAAGGTGCAACTGCAAAGTTCCTACTTAGTTTTTTTTTACGTCGTCGCTTTCGTCTAGATTATATCCCATCTCAGCATTTACTTTGATGTCTATATCACCTTCTGTACCAGGCGCTGTAGCTAAGTTATGATCCTTAAGATCTTCAATGTCTTTAGCTCCTGATTTATCTTGAGAAGATGCTTCTGGCGCTTCAGCCAATTGCTGATCTGCTTTTTCGATATCAGCCTTTTCATCTAGGTTATATCCCATCTCAGCATTTACTTTGATGTCTATATCACCTTCTGTACCAGGTGCTTCAGCTAAATTTTGATCCTTAAGATCTTCAATGTCTTTAGCTCCTGATTTGTCCTGTGATGCTGCAGATGGTGCAACTGCCATTTGAGATGCGTCTGTAGCAACTGCTGAAGCCTCTGCTAAGTTATATCCCATTCCGTCAGCTACTTCCATCTTCTTGCTGTGTGCGTCTCCTGGAGCATCAGCCAGATTATGATTGGATAAATCCTCGATATCTTTTTTAGCAGCAGCTTCTTGTGTTTTGCTTGCTGGAGCATCTGCTAAATTTGGATTCTCTTTAGACAATTCATTAGATTCTCTTAAGTTGTATCCAATTTCTTTATTTGCTTCGAAATCTACATCTGGATTCTTTCCGTCAGGTGCAGTAGCCAATTGAGCTGCTTTTTCGTCCTTAACGTCGTTTTTAGATCTTTCCGCTTGAGCAGCTATGCTTTTAGGTGCTTGTGCCATTAAAGATTTAGCTTTCTTCTCGATAGTGGTATCCTCTTTGGTAGCTTTTTCCTTACCAGGAGCAGCAGCGAAAGTTGGCTGTTGAGCTTCTTTCACTTCTTCTTCGCCGTTGTTATCATCGGTTTGCTCTGGGTTAGACTTAGGGTTTTCGTTAGCTGCTAATTCATTCTCATCTTCAGCTCTTTTTATAGCTGATGACATGTCTTCAATCTCATCCATTCTGTATTCACCAGTTTTACCAGCGTCTGTTAGAATTACATAAGATCCAGAAGAAGAATCTATTGAGATAACCTTACCGGAATCTCCAGATTCTTTAACACGAACTGCATCACCAATTGCGTATTTTCCTTCGTCCAATAGGATTTCTTCATATCCATTTTCGAATAGCTCCAATTCAGAATTGATAGCTGACCATTTCTCTTTAAGAACGTCTAGCTCTTTTTTCAATTGGTTGTAAGCAGTTTTGATCTGCTCTGAAGATTCGTAAAGAGAATTAGAAGCCATTAAGGTTTCAAGTTTCTTAACTTGCTCTTCTATTACTGTCATATTATCAAGAACCTTTTTGCGGTCGTTGATCATGATTGCTTTCATTTTGTTCTCTCCCTCTAAGAATTGGCTTAGACCCTCTGAAATATCGAATTTCAATAGATCATGAACAACTTTCAAAGCTTGAGATCCAGAAGTTTTCAAGAATGAATTTTCTTTCATTCCTTCATTTACTCTCTGAACATAGATTTGATTCTTCCATTTCAAAAGGTTAACATAAACACCTTCGTATAATTTAGAAGAGATATTTTTAGCAATGTCCAATTCAACGATTTTATCGAATGACTCGTAAACATTGATAACGTCTTTAGTTATTGCTGAAGGATTTACACCGCTTTGAGATGCAAGTTCTACGTGTAGAATACGTCCCAATTCAACAGAATCTTTAAATCTCAAAGGTGATCCGTTCAAAATAACTGATGCTCCATCATTTGATTCCTGAATTTTAATTCCAGTTTTTCCAACGTAGAAATTAACTCCAGTTCCATTTACTTTGATAAAAGGTTGATTAAAGCTTTCTAAAAGAGAAATGAAGTCTTGAGGAAGTGATTCCATTTGAGATGCATTAAGTCTTCTAACACCGGTTTCATCAGCTTCGAAAACATAACCAGACATTTGGAAAACCAATTTATTGTCTCTTGTAAGAACAGGAGTGTAAATGCTTTTTACTTCAGATTCACCTTGTTTCTTTGTGATGTTCAATACACCAGCTTTAGACTCATTAACTTTTAAAGTATGGATTAAGTTTCTAACAACTGGATTGAATTGCCATCTTTCCAAATCACGTGATAAAAGTCCTAACGATTTTTCGTCAGAAATTAACCAGCTATTAAGAGATTCAACTACTACTTTGTAGAAATTAGTTGGATCAGATACTTTTAATTGGTAGATTGCTTTTGATACTTCGATCTCATTTCTCAATGAAGCGCAATTCTCAGCGATCTTTTCGATTCCAGACTTAACAGTAGAATCCCAATCGAAAGAAGAAAATTCTGGGATAAAGCTTTCAGCTAAAATATACTCAGGAAGTCTATTTCCTTCCAAAAGATGCTTGTATTTAGTAATCAAGCTTCTTACTGCATGATGCTCTCCGATACCAGATTTAGACATATTGTCCAAAGATTCACGAATTCCTAAATTTTCAACTTCTTGAGATTTGAAAAGTGCAGAAACGTGTGCATCTTTCTCTGAATGGCTTTCTAATAAAGAAAGAACCTCAGATGATTCTTTTTCTGGTTTGGCATTTTGCTCAAATCCATCTTTATAAGAACCATAAACACCTTTAGGTGTAACTGCTCTTCCCATGTAATCCAAGCCTTTCCAGCTTTCCATGAGTTTTTCAGCATAGCTTTTTGATTGGGCTAGTTCATTGTTTCTCATAGCAGTTTTAAGATCTTGGTTTGATGCATTGATCTCTGTGCTAGAATCTTGCTCTGTTGATGTGATTGATTCCATCAAAGCCTGGTGAGCTTCAGCGCTAACTACGTTACCAGACAGGAAGTTTTCGCAGATCTGCTTTACTTCTGGTGAGGTTGTTGTTTCGCTTAGCTTCTTAATTTTATCGATTAGATTCATTTGTGAAGATTTTTTTCTGTGTTATATATCGTTTATTTAGGATAAACTTTAGAGCTATATATCATTTTTAGTAGTAATATTATCTAGCTACTAGAATTTCAAGTTTGACTTTTATTGTAGAATGCGGATTAGTGAAAATTATACCGCCTCCTTGGTAGAATACATCATCAGCTGATATGTTCCATCCTAACTGTTTAGCATCTACTGAAGATGTTCTTTTTCCAGATAGGATCATCAATTCGCCTATATAAAAATTGGCATCGTTATACTCCCATTCAAGGTATCTTTTCGTCTCAGGTGTATCTGCAGGATATGTTACCTTGATAAGAACAAAGCTCTCGTATCCGAAATCGTCACCAATATCAGTCTGTGATAAAAGATAACTTTTGCTTTCGCCCAATGATATTCTAAGATGAGAGAAACTTTTAACCTCCATTAGGAAGTCTTTCAATTCGACCAATGGATTTGGTGAATAACTTCCGTCCGAGGATACCTCAACTAAAGCAGTTCTATTGAATGCCAATCCGGGTACTTGTACTGGTGGGCAAACTGGTGGTCTTGTAGCCATATTACGATGCAGTTAAAATTATTAGCTTCACTGAAAGATCAGTGGGATTTGAAAATATGAATCCACCTAGTGATGGATCAGGATCGCCGGATTGGAGATCGTCGGGAAACGGGCTTACACTCCAGCCTTTCCATTTATAACCATCTTTTATCGCTCCTGATAATATTAATATAGATCCTATTAGGAATCTATGGGTACCTTTATAGTTCCAAAAGCAAACACGCTCTTCCTCTGTTGCAGCAGGATTATAGATTGGCTTAACCAACATAAAACTTATCTCACCTTTTGTGTTGTCAAAATCACCGGGATCTAAGTTGATTGAGCTTAATGGTGCTAGTACTACAGTTTGTTTCTGCCAGGAAGAAAAACTTTGAATGGGATGGAAAAAACTAGTAACGTCTACTGTTTCCTCTGTCTGTGCCTGGTATGATATATTCCAAGCTGTATTAAAAAATTTAAATTCCCTAGGATCGTTATAGTCTCTGAATGTTAGACCAACAATCTTTATTTGCTCTCTATTCTGAGCTACATTTCGGTAAACTATATCTGTACTAGCAGAAGCACCAGGAGCTAACGCAAATTGATCACTACCTCCATAAAGTGTATTATAGAAACTTGGATCCGGTGCACCAGATGATTGGCCTCCGTCCCAGTAAAATTGTGCATCTTCTAACGCTGCTCCTGTTGCTGACATATGTCTAAGTTTTTTTAAATTTTCATTTTATATCCCTTTCAGTAGGACTGACCGGGCTCTTTATTTTCGATTGGGATTACTACATTAGCTATGTTGGGATCAACAAGCATTTCAGCAACCTCATCGCTTAAAGAAGGAACGGGGTCCGGTTTTTCTGGGACGTTTACTATTATCTCTTCCTTTTCATCGATTAAAGGTTCGATAACCTCCTCGATCTCTTCACCGCCGTTTAACACCGGGGTTTCCTCGATCTTCGTATCCTCTGTAGTTTCTTCCTGAATTTCTTCCTGTGGTTTTATGTAATCAACTAGTGACTTAATAAATCCTAGTGCAACAAAAGGTAAAACTGCTCCACTAATCATAGAAAGAATTCTCTTCTGGTAAAGAATATCCTCATCAACCAAATCGAATAGCTCAACCCATCCTTGGTAATCATGCAGTGTGACAAATGCGTAATATACATTTCCCATACTTTGAAAAAGGGTAAGCGTAATAAATAGAATCCAAACCAATAACTTATTCATCCTATCTAAGACTATCAAACTTGCCAGAGAAGCTGCTGCTCCCAATTCAAATGCAATAGCTAAAGATACTGATAACCAGTATGGATTGGACATTTCAAAGAACTTAATAACGTGAAGTGTAGAAATCACGGAAACAGCTAGGTATAAGGTAACAAACGTACCTATAATAAACCAGTGGACCAGTGCATTCTTTTTCATAAATTAAGGCTTGTCAACTTTTGATCTGATTTCGGAAAGTGAAGATTTTCCATTATCAAGATCGGTTTCATAAATAAGAAAATCAAATAGTGCTTTATTCATTTCAAGCCTAATTTCTTTCCTCGTTGCTGTTTCATTTTTAATAGAGTCGGATACTGCTGACAATTGAGCCATCTCTTTTCTCATTTTACCCATTTCCCTGCTAACCCCACATTGTTTAAGGAATAGCAAAACCATGATCACAATCATGATCAAGGTGGAATTTTCTTTGATTTTTTTTATCATAATTTTTTGAATTTAGATTCTGTATATATCCGATTAGATATTTGAAGGATTATATGGTGCACTAAAAAGGCGCCTTTCAGCGCCAGATTAGTGATATGGATGTTGGTAGATGGGTTATGCTAATCCGATTCCCTGCTCTGCAGCAGTTAATTCTTTTTCAAGCTTAGTGATCTCATAAGCATCGATCTTTGCAGATTGAACAGCTTGATCGATAGGCTTCCAAACTTGCATGAATTTCTTAGCTTCCGATAATCCTCTTCCTTTAGTTTTTGAAAGGAAATAATGGGTAGCCTCTAAAGGTAATGCAGGTAAGAAGATTGTTGAATCTTTAATTCCCTCTTTTTCGATCTGATCAAAAACTTTGCAGATTTCGATGATACCGATTGCTTCTGATTGTTGCCATTCAGAATTTTCTTCGATATAAGAGCGTAAATATCCCCAAGATTCAACGCTGATTTTAACAGCATATTCCTTCTTTTGAATTTGCTCTTTTTTGTCTGCTATTGCAGATTTAAGATCTGCAATTTTTGCATGATCCAATTTATCCAAGATAGATTCAATCTCATCATGTGACATTGCTGAAATTGCACCTTGTAATTGTGCTTCGTTTGGTGTAGAAACCTTTCCGGTGGTTTTTTTAGAATTTGCCATTTGTTACTTTATACTAGATTCTAAAAAAAGTTTCAATCAAATAGAAAAATATCTTTCTCTATTCTATTTTCTCCCAAGTAAATCTTTAGTCTTTCTCTCAGATCCTTCGTTCTGTACAATTTAGCTGGTTCATCTGGACCAATATGGCAAAGGAATCCATCCTCAGTTTCTATCCCTGCCTCTTCCTCCAATATTAATCTATATAGGGATATCTGGATTGAATATTCATTATGCTGATTTTCATAAAGGTCTGCAAAGGGTCTTAACAATTTCTTATACTTTCCCTTTGGATGATCATCATGCTTGAATTCTTTGTTTGTTTTCCAGTCTCCTATTATCAGCAAAGGTTTTTTCCTAATATCGTCCCAGAATAAAAAAGGCTGATCTATCGTACCAGCTAACCTCCATTTTCTAGAAAATATCTTAAGTTCCGATTTAAGTGGGACAAGCCTAGATAGTCTCTTCTCGTAAACATCCATGAATTTACCAACCCTAGACATAACTTCAGGATCTGAGTGGTCCTGCGGTTCGATTCCTTCATTTAGGCCCGTCCAAAAGTCCTCTATCCATTTATGTACATCAGTTCCTAAAGTTCCGGCGCTGGAAGCTTTATCATTCCATTCTTTAAGAATTTCTTCCTTAGAAATTCCTCTTTCTATGGCTTTCTTATTAGCCCAATAATCTTTTTTGAATGGTTCCTTAAATATCTTAAGAAATGTTGTTACCGAATCATACTTGGTATTTTCGTATGTATAGACATGCTCTTTCTCTTCAAAAGAAAATTTATCGGTCTGGAATACCTTTAATTTTTCTTCTATCTCTTTCCTATATTCTTCTATTGTCTTTTCTATCATACGAAATAAAGGTAAGCATATATTGCTCCCGTCCAAAATAGGGATCTGGTTAATACCCACATCCACGTCAATTCTCTAAAGAGATAGTAATAAATAACCAAATAGGAATCACCGCCATTTTCTTCTATAGGCTTGAATCCCACAGTTAATAGCTCTTGTAGATTAAGCTCTGTTAGATACTCGTTAATCGGTCTTGATTCTTCCATAACAAAAGCTGGTCTAGCTTCTTTTGGGAAATCCGGTGATTGGGTAACTTCCGGCGGAAGGTTTATAACCGTATAAATTCTGCCAATCCAATCATTTCTGAGTTTTAATTTAGACCACTTGGGTGAATTTACGCTCTCCAATCTAATCTGCTTAAGATACTCAAAATAAATGCGGATTTCTCTAAAGATCCTAAAGAATCTTATTTTGTAGATAATATCCATATTAGTTTATGTCTTTTAATTTTTCAACTTTTTTCTTTATCCGGTTTCTAGCTCTTCTTATTCTCGTTGCTATAGATCTTTTCTTAATATCATACTTGGCTGCAATGTCCTTGTACTTCATTCCGTTAATCTCCCGGTCTATCATTATATCCTTATAGAGATCAGGAAGTTCCTTAATCTCCTGTATTATACTTTCGTATAATTCGTCCACCTTATTTTGCCCGTTGATAAATGTTAATGATGGATCATCGTGTAAGTCATAATAATCACCATTTGCCATGGCATTCATATTGAATATATTCTCAATATTTTCATCCTCCGTGCTCACGTACCTTTTTCTTGATTTTAAAAGGAGTAAGGATTCATTCCTAGCAATGTTATAACACCAGGTTGAAAAATTACCTCTTGTCATATCATACTGATCAATCTTTTGCCATATCTTAGACATTGTGTTTAAAAAAGAATCCTGTGCTAATTCTATATCCTTTAAAATAACAAAACAATGGTTGGTTAATCCCGGTTTTAATCTCTCGAATAATTTCTGAAAACTCCTTTCGCTTTTGGATAGTATAAACTCCTCCGCTAGCTTTTGTATATTTATTTCTTTTGTCATATTCTCGTGTGTGCTGCTCTATTAAATCACCCCTATCCTAGTTATTTCTACACCTGCTTCGCAGAGGAAGGGTATAGAATCGGTTTTCCTGTATAAGTCTTTGATTACCAATCTTTTTACGCCAGATTGGATTATTAGTTTCGAGCATTCGTAGCAGGGTGAAACGGTAACATATATCGTTGATCCATCCGAGCTAAGAGTACTTTTTGCTAATTTGGTAATTGCATTTGCTTCTGCATGTAAAACATACGGTAATGTGTTATTATCTTCATCCTCGCAAATATTAGGAAATCCGTGTGGTGATCCGTTATACCCATTTGATATAATAGACTTGTCTTTTACCATTAAACAGCCAACCTTCATCCTATTGCATTTTGAGCATTCGGACCATATAGTACTCATTCTAAGGTAGATCAAATCCATTTTCACGGTTTTTTCATCCAGATACCCCATTATATCAGATAGGTCATTCCCGTATAAGATCATATCGAGTGACCTGTATGTAGGATGCTGAATAACAGTCCAATAATTGCTATTAATTAATTCTGGTGAATTAAAAAATTCTGACGCTTTAATTTTACTCATGCGGTGATAATCTTACAAATATAAAGAAAATCTACGGGATTAAAAAAAGTTTAGAATTTAAAAATTAGTAGTTCTAGGCCGGATCGGATTCCCGTCAGCAACGATAAGTGGTCTTTTTAGAGAAGAGTTCATATCGGATAAAGTTTTAGATATTTCCGACATCATCTGCATAACTTGCTGGAATTCTGCTTTAGAAGATTCTCTGTCCTCTTCTTTAGATTTTTCCTGCCTTATCGAAGCTTCTGCAGTGGCTGAAGCTTCCGCAGTTGGGGTAACTGTTTCGGTTTGTTTAACTATGACCTCATTTGGTTTCTCAGCTCCTGGTGTTTTGGTACTCTCTTGGGCTTTTGGAGCAGATACCGGTGGTCTCTTTAGTTCGGGTATATTTACTTGTCTTAGTGAAACTGGTTCCTCTAGCTTAGGGATCTCGGTTTTCTTTAATACCGCGCTCTTCAGTTCTTCGACCGTTTCTTTTATGGGGTTAAGGGGTTTAGCGGGCTGTGAAAGGTTTTCTAGCGTATTCTCAACCTTTGCCTTTTCCTCAGCTATTTTATTCTCAGCAGCTAATCTAACTCTCTCCTCTGTATTTATGAAAGCAGCAGTCTCTTCCTTTTTAGGGCCTTCTAGTATTTTGGGCGGGGTAATCTTAACAAGATCCATAAGATCCTTTATTGCTCTGGCCTGCTCCCTACTAGTTTCCAGCTCCTCGTCAGTTGAAGCCGGATTTTTACTGGTCTCTTCGGCAAGATTTTGGAGATCCTCAACCTTCTTAGTAAGGGAAATAGGGTCGAAATTATCATCAGGCTCTTCAGAGTTAGCCTTTTTTCTATAAGCTAGAAATTCTCCTTCGGATTTAGAAAATATAAGATCATCTGATCCAAATATTTCTTTTAATGAAACAGAAGGATCTATAGATTTAAAATATTGGGCTGTCTCTCTAAATACATCTTCCAATTTAAGTGGCACCACCTCAGATCCCTTCGGTAATAAAACAACTTCAGGACCGGCATCGCCAACTATACCCATGCCGCCTTCTTTTACCTCACCACCATTTTTAAATTTAGGCAATGCAGATAATATAGATGTTAAATCTGCTGGTTTTCTTTCACCCTCTGCTTTAGCTGGTTTAAAAATAGAAAGTATTTTTTCCGAACTGGTTTTGCTTTCTATATTTTGTTCAGCTATACCCTTAACTAGTGAATCTAATTTCTTTCCTATATCAGAACCAAGATTAATAGGTGAAGCAGCTTTTTCTATTTTTTCAAATACAGAGTTTTGTGCTTTCTCTATTCTATCCGGGATAGAATCAAATTTATCCAGACCACTAGATAACTTACCAATCATCTGGTCTTGCTTTTTCATAAAGGTATCTAGATTTCTACCTAGATCCAATATAACTGATTCCGGGATTTTATTACTTGGCACGCTTTATATATCCGGGTTACTTTACAGAGGGATTTACCAGGTTAAACACCTGTACTTTTCCACCATCCGTCATAGCTTCCTGATTTTGTTTTTCTATTGCATCGTTTAATTTATCGATCCAAAGCTGGTATTCCCAATATGGTATTCCCTCGACCCATTCGGGATCAAGCCTATATTCATGCCATAGTCTGAACTTAATATCAAAGAAGTTCGCTAAAGATATCTGAAATAACGAAAAGAGATCTGTATCCGCTGGGAAAGGTTATAGCAGCGGCGACCTCGGCACCGCAATTGCATTTTAAGTTAAGATGTGGTTTAGTACCTACTTTAATTTTTTCGCTAAGCTCAAAAACCAAAGAATATTCTTCCTTGCTCCAGTAATCAATTTCCCTCATTTTACTCATTATGGTGGAATCACTAAGCTCTCTCCACTCAGGAAAAATAAACGGAGCTATTTTTTGGAATCCCTCGTCCATTTCAACGCCCTTTCTTCTTTGTGATCCAAAAAATTCTGAGATCCTTTCCATTACACCAATCGATGGTATAGTCATTTCAACTCTTTTACCGGTCTTTTTAATGGTGAATGAGAATGACGAAGTCTCCTGATCATAATATTTCATAATATTATCAGGTATCTCGTATCTTGATAATACTCCGGTTCTTAATTCAATCCCGTTAGCTAATAAACAATCTTTCTTTTCGCAATCTGTTTTTGGTTGAAGAACGATTCTATTTTCGCCCTTTATAAAGGTCAGATCACGTATTGCCAAAACTATATAGAATCTATCCTCATATTTAAGATCCTTGTAAGAAACTACCCCATCGTCGCCAAACATTATCCTACTACACTTATCTAGTATGTAATTTAGCTTAGATTCGATATCAATTAAATCTCCTTCGTCGATTGAAGAAAAGTGTCTAATTTCTTTTACCTCTGCAGCTATAATAGCAATCTGAGTGCCATGAGGATAAAATAAACCCTGGCTAGGTAACAGATTCAAAGGTAAATTTTTCCAGCCATTTTGCATAGCCAGAACTTTATTATGTTCCATCTGTTGAGCAGATATGGATTTACCAAGCGGTCCTTCCTGTTTCTTTACTACCGGAACTTCTTCCTCAATATGTTCTTTATTATCTAATTCAGGTGATTCTGGCAATTCATCATACTTCAAACCCCCGGTTTTTTCTTTCTCCTGAAGGATTCTTAATGCCTCTTCAGCATCACTTCCAGATATTAGGTCTCCTGGAGATAAATTAAATTTAGATGTCATAGTTCTTATTAGTACAATTATATAACCAGCCAACAAAAAAAAGGCAGATTCGTTCTATTTTATCGAATCTGCCTAAATAAGTTTCTAAATATGTTAGAGGAAAAGATCTTCCCAGTAATCTGCTTTCCATTCCAGTGTAACTGTATAGATAGCATTACCTTGATCGTATGAAAGAGGCATCTCGTTTATTGATGAAGCAATAAAGCAAGATGGTATACGTATTCTTCTGAAAACGTCACCTCTTTTATTAAAGATAGAAATAAGCATAGATCCAACGTAATCAGTTTTAAGACCCATAGCTCCAGTAAGAGGATTGTAGATAAGATCTGCCCATTGTCTAAGAATCTTATAAACAGCCATAGAGTTTGTATCATCCAGGTTGACTTCGAATACTGTAGAGAACTGCAAATCCGATGTTGAAGGTTCCCCACCAGCATAACGACGACTTGCGAATTTGTATTTTTGTTCAACTGGTGAAGCTGGTGCAATATCAACTGCTAAACCTTCAATACTTTTAATTTGTTGGGTTAGAATGCTTTCTCCCTTAAAAGTTCTTGATGCAGCAACTATCCCATTAGGAGGAGTTATTAAAACCTCAAACTGATTTAGAAAGACTGGTTCGTAATTGAAAAGTCCTGCTTTTGAATTTGTAAAGTGTGGTAAACCGGCCATGCCTTTTGTTTCCTTTTATTTTTACAAGAATAGATCCTCCCAGTAATCAACTGCCCAGCCAAACTGGGAAATTTCATAAACTGCTTCTCCCTCTTCGTAGTTAAGAGGCATAGGGCTGATAGGCTTAGTTGGGAAGCAATCAATACATCTAACTCGGCGATAAACATCTCCTTGTTTATTGAACATACTGATAGTCATAGATCCAACGTAATCTCTTTTCAGACCTTGTGCTCCGGTGATCGGATTATAAATCAGATCACTCCACTGACGAAGTGTTTTAAAAACGTACATAGAATTTCTATCGTTCAAGTTAACGTTGAAGTTCATTGAAAGATCCATGTAAGTTGTTGCTGGCTTTCCTCCTGCATAGTTACGCTTGGCAAACTTATACTTTTGGAAAATAGGTTCTGGAGTTTTATCCAGTGTTAATCCAGAAATTGATTTAACGTGCTCCAAAAGTAAATTTCCTCCCAACACAGAAGCTGGTGGAACGATTATAACCTCGAACTGGTTTAGAAAAACCGGTTCAAAAAGGTTTAATGCAGATTGCGAGTTTGAGTAGTGAGGTAATCCTGCCATCTATTCTTTATTTTATGTATATATC